GTTGTCAATTCTAAATCTGACTTATTGTTATCAACTACAATAAAATTACTCATACCAAATAGTCTTTGAAACTTACCCATATTACTTTGAACACCATTCCAACTACTTGTTGTTATGTATTCTGGTATAGTTCTTTCACGTCTAGCATTTCTTGCTAATGCAACTTCTAAACTTGTATTCACAAATACCATGTAACAATCGTAACCCATTTGTTGTAGCATGTTATGGTGTCTGGAAATCATATCGTAATCTCTACCAGTACTATCAATAACTAAACCAAGTCTTCCATCTACATATTTATCTAATTGTGTGATAGTTATTGCTTTTGCACGATTTCTAATTATGTTTCTAAAATATGTTTCTTCATCTGGCATACTTAAAGATAAGTTTGCCTTTTTTAATCCTCTTTCAAATGCAATATCTGAATTAACTAATTTCAAACCACTACCTGCAAAGGCACTAGATGTAACAAACGTTTTACCTGACCCAGGACCACCTGCAAGAAAGAAGGCTTTGAATATACCTGGATCATAAAGTCCTTCAGACAAGTGTTGTATAAAACTATTTACTTTCATTTTCTATTTTTCTTATAATTTCGTTAGCAGTTTCTTCAGGTGTACCACCCTCTGCTTTTATTTCTAAAAATCCTGGTCTATTTCTCATATATTCTATTACAGGACCTGTTTCTTTTTTATATAATTCTATTCTATTGCCTATGATCTCTTCCGTATCATCTGCTCTACCTCTTGCAAGTAGTCTTCTCATTACTTCTTCTCTACTTACATCTAAAAATACTGCATAGTCATAACCTATTTCTGCCTTCTCCATATCTTCAACTTGTTGCATATATCTAGGCCAGCCATCTAATACATAACCTTGTGGTGATTGTTCAACTTTTTTAGTAATTAAATCTAATACTATTTGATTAGGTACAAACTCACCTCTATCAATAATTGATTTAACTTGTTGTCCTATCTCACTACCTTTTTCTACTTCTTTTCTTAACATGCCACCTGGATAGATATGTGTAATATTAAAGTGTTTAATTAAGTATTCTGTATATGTTGATTTACCTGAACCAGGTCCACCTAACATAACGATTCTCATTCTACCTAATTTTTCAAATATAAAATCTCTAAAACTTTTCATCCTTTTATCCAGTTCTTTGCCAGAGTAAAGTTTGCGGTACTAAACTCTAGTCTATCTACTAATTTTACTGCGTTGCCCATTCTATCTACAGCAACATAACCTTCAGGATTTGTTACTACAAACCCATTACCTTTTTGTAAAAATGTACCAATAGATTTTATTTGATTCATTTTACTTACAAGAAAAGTTTTAACTCTTTGTAACGTTACATAACTTGCAATCGCAAAGTATATTTCGTTTTCATTACTATCAATAAATCTTAAACCTGCATTTCTTATATCAGCATATTTTTGTTTTGCATTAGCAGTTTTCTTCTTTGACGCTTCGTCATCTAGCACTTGTGCGTAATACTTTCTAAAATCTTTTTGTATATTTTTTACATTTGCAATAGTTTGACCTTGTCTAATCATAGTATTGAAATATATTTTTAATCTCATACCTACTGATAACATATTATTTTGTCTTTTTAATAGGTCTAATATTCTTTTACCTTTGTCTAATGATCCCATAGCCATTCTTAACATACTATCATATTGTTCGTTTTCAGTTGTTGTAAATGTAGCAACACCTGAAGAATCTTTATAACTTGCGTCATCAAAAAATACTGCTGGCGTCTTTGTAAAACGATTTACATTAACGCCAAAACTCGCTTTTAAATTAGCCATTTTTCTGCCATTGTAAGTAGTGTGAAAAATGATACCTAGTTTAGCTCTCTTAATTTTTTTAGCAAGATCAGTATTTTCGGGTACAGCGTATGTTATAGTGTTAGGTGTAAATGCGATAGCATCCTCACCTCTTATAGATACCGACTTTAAGTCGTTAGGTGTAAACAACAAGTCGCCTTGTACAACACCTCGTATACCTAATTTTGGTAATTCTTTTAAACATACAGATAGTTTAGTTGCTAAACCACCATCGTGGTTCTTTCTAATATCTGCTTGTGTGTAATTGATTTTAGGAGTTACGTTGAATATAGATTTTGATCCGACAAAGAATTTGCCGTTTTCAGGATTGATACCACAGAATACAGCAGGTGCACCATCCCATTTAACAGATACGTTTAATTTTCTACGTGATGATCCTACTAACATGTTTCTTATAGATTTAAGAAACTCTACAGCATTGATACCACCTTGATATCCGTTATTAATAATCTCGTCTTCTAAATGTTCTAAATGAGTGTTTTTTGCCTCATTTAAGTATTGTTTAAAACTATACATATCTCTCCACTATACCCATTATATCAAAAAATTACGCCTTTGTCAAGCGAAAAATCACTATATCCCATTAATAAATCACTACTTACTAGACTATTTATGCTATTTTGCGATTACAAACCTTGATGATAGAGGAGACCTTGATGAAGCGATCTGAAACATTAATCTAACTAACTTATTTGCCTTGCTTTTAGGACCCTTGCTGTTAGTATTAAACCATTCTTTGATGGTAGGCATAATTTCATTAATGATATTTGTAGCACTTGCGATTGCAAGATAGTGGTCGTATTTGTTTTTGTCACCTTTTTTAGGGTTAACTGCTTTTCTTAATATCTCTTTATCTTTTAGATACATTGTCTTTAATCTAGCAAATTCTTTTACACCTTTACCACCATATCTACCACCTACTTGATAACCTTGTAGAAATTTATCTGCAGCTTTCTTATCTATTGTTGACCACAGGCTGTGCATTGCTTTTTCTGAAGCGATTGATCCACCTTTTGCAGGATCACCTTTCATAATAATTTCTATTACAAGTCTACCATTGGCACTACTACCTGATGGATCATGTCTGATTTTAATTATACCTTCTTTACCTTCAGCAGTAAGTTGTATTTGTATATCCCTTGTAACTGTCTTTGCACCACCTTCTCTTAACTTATCAAATGATAGTTCAGGTGTTCTTGCTAACATCTTATATGGTTGCCAGTCTGATGTACCTTTAAACATAACTGATTTTAACACCTCATCTTTCGCAGCCTGAACAAAATTTACTTTAACTAGACTTGCACTATTTTTAGTTTTCTTTAGTGACAATGGTAACAATGCACCTTTGTCCATAAGTTCTCTTATTTTTTCATTTAGATAATCAAAACTATAAGATGATGGTTCTTGTTTTGCTTCTTTTAATTCTTTTGATATACCATCTTCACCTTCTTTATTTGCAAGGTATATATCTGCAGGATTCCATTTATTAATATCTGTGAAACCTATAAACTCACCAATACGTTTTTGTGCCTCTTGTGTAGGTTTAGATTTAGTTGCTATAGACCACAACTCTTGTATATCTTTCATTACACCTACTTTACCTCGTAGATAAAAGTAATCTCTTTTTTTCTTTGCAATATTGTAATCTTTATCTATCTTCTTTAAATCTCTAACTAATGTTTTAGCAATAGTAATAGAAGATTGATACCAACCATTTTTTGTTTGAGATAAAAATTCAAAGATGTCTTTTGCAGGAGCGTCAACGTCAACGCCTTTCATTGCCGCTTCTAAATCTTTACGTTCTTTAAGAGCAAAACTATCAAACGTAGGATACGTTTTAATATTGAGTTTTTGTTGTGCTTTAGATTCACCTACATAGTCTGCATAAGCACAGAATATTGCTTGGGCGCTCTCAGCTAATGTTGTTACGTCTGCCATACATATATTTATGCACGGCTTCTACCTCTAGTTCTAGCAGGAGAATTATAATTTGTTTTACCTTGATCTAACATCTTCTCTTTTTCACCTCTACAATCAAAGAAAGGTGGGAACCCGAATATGCCAAACGTTTTGGATTTATTCTGAAACTTTGTTAACTGCTTAACATCTTCCTCAAAGAAAGACTCTTTTAACACAAGTTTACTAGGCATTTCAACGCAACGCCAAAGTATATCACCTTTTATTTTGACCATTTCAGTCTTATAGTATATTGATGGTTTTCTTTTTCTCATATTTTAAAATCAGAAAACTTATCATAAACTTCAGCAGGTTGTGGTCCTGATGGTTTTTCAAGTTTTTCTTTACTTTCTTGGTTACTATCTACAATTTGTTGAGCAGATTGTTCAACATCATACAATCTCATCTTACTTCTATCTACGCCTATTATAAATGCACGATTGACAGCAGGATCATTATAACGATTCTTTAATTGTTTAACTTTGATTTGACCTAGTTCTTCTAATTCTTCGTTTGATATTAGAGCAAACATAAAGTCAGCAGTTGCAGGAAGACCAAATGATTCTGAAGTATCTTCTAAACCAACATCACTTGACAAATAACCAGTTCTAGTTGTTTGTGTAGCAGATACAATAGGCACATTATATTGTACTGCAAGACCTCTTAATTCTTCAGCGATAGATTTAACCATAGTATAGGAGTTAATATTGCCACCTTTAAATCTACTACTAGTACATATATTCAAATAATCAATGAATATTAAATCAGGTTTAAATGCTTTCTTTAGGGCAAGTTCATCTAACAAAGATTTAAAATGACCTGCATGAGCAGACGCCGTAGGATATTCTTTGATAATTAATTGACCATTGGTTTTGTTTTGCATTTTAGATGTTTTATTATCGTATATTTCTTTTGGCATTTCATAAAGATCATCAATAGTTACATCTAACAAGTTAGCGTCAATTCTTTCTGCGATACGTTCTTCAGCCATTTCTAAAGTTATATACAATACATTTTTACCTTCCGATATAACACTACTTGCAACATGACACATAAACAAAGATTTACCAACACCTGTGCCTGCAAGAGCAATGTTTAAAGTTTTAGGTGGTAAGCCACCTTTTGTAATTCTATTGAAGTATGAAAGATCAAACTTTAATCTTGCTTCAGTTCTATGGTAATATTCAAATCGGTCCTCTGCCTGATTAAGATAATCATGCCCTATATGTCTATCAAACGAAACGCCAAGCGCTTCTGATAAGATACTAGGTATCGCTTCTGGTGTATGTTTCTTATCTTTACCATCTATGATTTTAATACCTTGTAATACTGCATTATACACAGCACGATCTTTACAAAACTTTTCTGTCGTATCTAACAACCATTGTTGTTCAACTTCTTCATGTTGTAAACTGTTTAATAATGATTTTGTATTTTTAAATTCGTCTTCGGTAAGAGTCTTGTCGTTTGACAATTCAATTTCAATTGCTTCTTTTGTAGGGAGATTATTATACTTGACAACAAAATCACTTATGATATTAAATAGAGTAACCTCATCTCTATTTCTAAAGAAGTCAGGTTTAATAAATGGTAATGTTTTTCTTGTAAAGTCTTCGTTAAAGACTAGGTTGGATAAAAGTGTCTTCTCAAACATAATGTAGATAACTCCCTATAATATACTTTGGTTGATTAATTGGTTTCTGTCCTGCGTGTCTAAATGTCCACAATGGTGGGAATACGAGCACCTTACCTGCCTCTGGTTTAACTGATATATCGTAATCAGGAAATGTTGTTTCGCCGCCATCATTGTTATTTAAATACATAAAAAAAACTAAAAATCTTCTAGCACTATTATAGTTAGTCACATCTACATGTGTTTGGAATTCATCTTCATTGTTAGGTTCATACTTCTTAAATCTTATCTGTTCAAAACCAAATTTCTCTGGCCATTGTTTTAATGAGTCTATATTAACATCTTTTACATATTTGTCAACAACCTGTCTTAATTTAGGAAAGATTAAATCTGAATACTCTTTCCAGTCTGAAAACATATTAAGATTAATTTCTGTAAATGACATATGACCTTTTAAATTAGTTTTAGATTGTTGATGTTGCGAATCTTCAAACTTATCTATAAGGTGCTGACAATGATCCTTTTTAAGTACATTTTTATATGTACATATATAATCACTTTTGAAACTTAATTTGACCATTCTCTAATTGTTTTTCTACGACCTCTATTAATATATCACCTATGTAATTTCTAAAATCTTCACTTGTAGTATCAACATCATTAGGATTCTTTTTAATATCATAATCAAACTTTAAAGGTAATTCACCTCGTTCATTTTCTTCCGAGGCAAACTTTACATGACCATACGTGTATATGATGTCCTTATAAGGTCCTTCTACAATCTTTATACAACTATAATCGTCAACATCACGTTGAGCAAAGACGTATCTATTCTGTGCCATAGAGGAATTCTTTTCTGGCTGCTTTGTCAATTTCAGCGAGAACATCTTTAGTAAAGAATTTATCAGGTTCATTATTGATAGTTTTAGCATATTGTTTTGTTCCATCAGGTAGTTCTATTCTTGTTGATACTGATTTAAATATGTTATGTTTGATAGCGAGTTCTAATAACCCATAGTACTTATCAAGGCCATCTTTATATGTTAATCTTACATCAATTATAGCATTTTCTTTTGTCAACCTTGACTTGTAATTTTTACAATGAATAATATTACCAATGATTTCTTTGCCATCTTTCTCTTTACGTTTAGATAGATATACTATATTACTTGCAGCGTATTTAAGGCCAGAGCCACCACCCATCTCCTTTTGAGGAAACATAGAACCAATTACATCATATGTATGATTGGTCATAATCATAGGTACTTTTGCTTTGCCAAGTTTTAAAGTCAATACTCTAAATGCAGCTTTTACAATCTGCGATCTAGTCATATCTCTTGTTTCTTTACCTTCGGCAGTATCTTCCATTTCTTTTGTAGTAGATAACATTCCTAAACTATCTAAAACAAACATAATAGGTTTTCTATTTTTCTCGTCTTGTTCTATATATTTGTCAATCACTTTAATTGATTGATGTCTAAACTCTTGTACTGTGGCAACTGGTACAATAACCATTCTGCTACTGTCTATACCACGACTTTCAACTAATTCTTTTGTTAAGGCACTTTCTGATTCAAAGTAAATCACACCTGCGTCTTTGTTTTTTTCTAAAAATGCTTTTACTATTCCTAATGCAAAGAAAGTTTTACCTGTTGCAGCTTCACCTGCAATTGCTGTAATTTTATTTGATGGCATACCACCATAGATTGATCCTGATAGTAAAGCATTTAGGGCGTGAGAACCTGTGTCAATAAACGAATCAACGTCACCTGCTTCTACACCCTCACTTACTAGTGTGGCATATTCATTACCAGTTTCTTTTATTATGTCTTTTAAAAAATCACTCATATTATATTCTCCTTAATTGTATGTATTATATCAGTATTTGTACTTATTGTCAAGCGTCTTCAATCCTATATTTCTCATCTTTAGGTACCCAGCCTACAACTGGCGTTTCTAAATCCTCAGGTCTTATATCATTCCATATCTTATCGTACATAGAATCTGTATTAATGTAACCAAATTGAGCATAGACAGTATCATTTACTTTTGATAATCTTTCTTTTAATAACTCTCTATTATACTCTAATAATCTTTGATAGTCCCAATATTCTTTGAGGTCTGTATATGATTGTTTTGAGATTGCCATACACATATTTATTATTTGACCTTACAATATCTTTGACATGGACCTGGTGCTGTGTCAGGATCCTTCCATGTATCTGGTAGTTTTTTAGCAAACAATTCACTATCAACTATTTCTTTCATACTATGGTTTTCTAAATTGTATTTTTCTTTGTTTTCTAAATACTCATCAACCCAAGGATGTGATCCTTTTTTAAAATGGTCTTCCTCATCTGTTCTATCAAAGTTCTTTTTTAAGAAACAACATTGAAATACTTGACCATCTGGATTGACCATATATCTATTATTGTTTTCACGCCATTGACAAACTATTTTAGACATGGGTTGTTCTCTCCAAAAATTCTCTTTGACCTTTTTCGTTTATAAAGTGCCATTCGGTCTTACCATCAAATCTATCACTATTAAAGTGTTGATGAAAATGTGAGCCATGCGATAATGCTAATTGTTTTATTTGATCTTTATATTCTTCATTGTGTTTAAATATAATACTTTGTGATAAAGGTATTGCTTTAGTTTGTGATAAGGATGTTAAAGCTTCTAATGATTTTTTAAGCGATGTACCTCTTCTATATTTCTGGTGCATTTGTTCATCAATACCATCAACATCTATGACCATTGATAATCGTCTGCCACAATAGATACCTAGGTCCCAATAAAATTTATCTGTACGAATACTACCATTTGTTGTTATCATTATCTTTGATCTACTATTATCAATTATATAATGTACAATAGGTTCTATATCTTTTGCCATTAAAGGATCGCCCCATGTACCACAAAAACTTACTTCGCTTATATCTTCTAAACACTTAGGAGTAAATCTTTTTTTGAAATCATTTAGTGACCATGTTGTTAAAGGTAAAGTACTAACTGTGCCTAAACCATTTCTGTCAGTTCTTTGACATTGAGGACATCTTGCATTACACAAGTTTGTTATTGCTACATCTACTACTAACATTAAATTTTATCTATCCTACTACTTGTTCCTTCTTCTTCTTTAGCATTATATTCTTTATCATTTTTATCATAAAGTTCTTTTATTCTTAAACCATCAGTTTCAACAGTAGGCAAACCACCTTTTTTCATTCCTAGGTGTCTAGCATAAACTGCTGTTTTTTTATTTACTTGGTGAGGCTGAAAATCATTTAGATCATCAATACTCAAATCATTACCTTTTTCTAAATAACCTGCTTTGATTGCATTATTAAGTAATTCAATTCCTTTTTGAGTTCTTACAATTACTCCATTAAAACCTTCGTTTTCTCCTTCAGGAGATCCACCACTCCATGTATCAAGTGCAGCTATATCAGCGCTTTCACCTATTGCGTCAGGACAAATTTTACATCTAAAGTGCATTTTCCATGATTTCTCCCATGCGCTTATTGAGTTAAATCCACTTTCTTCAAATGTACCATTCCAAAAATTATTATATGTATCGTTATGTTCTTTACCATCTTTAGTTTTGATGTACATAAGTCCAGGATTTCCATATCCTCTATATCTAAAAATTTCTAACTCTTCCTCTTTAACATTAAAACCTCTTATG